TCTACAATGTAATATACCAGCGCTAATATTAGTACGAAGAATCCAGTCCCAATCATCAGCGTTAGCATCAATAAAATAATAAGGGTCAAGCCCAAGAATATCAGCAGATGCCTGAAGCAAGTCAGGACGAGATGATATAAAGTTTTTACAATTGTCAACGGCTGTGCTGGGCTCCACTTGCCAAAAGCTTCTTGCAGGACCTTTACCAATTTGTTCGATATATTCGTACTTGCTCTCCACAAGCCCTGTAGCATATACGATATCCAATGCTTCTTGTTTTGCATACTTGTCTCCCATCTGGACACAAACATCTTTGATTAAACTCTTAATTTGTTTGTTATTTACGCCCATTGTTTCTCCTGTTAAAGTAAGTAAAAATACTATGAGTATAGCTTGTATGTACCTCACCGCTATAAAATAGTAATTTTTTCTCTTTTATGTCAAGTGTTTTCTCTCTATAAACCACATTATTATGTATATCTGCCACCAATGGTATTAGCAAGATTAAATGGTGCAGTTCCTATAATGTCATCATATAAGTTTACTGAATTAGGTGTAGTTGTTATTGGATTATTAGTCCCACCAATTACATCAAAAAACATTGCTCTGCCACCTTGCCCACCAAAAGTATTTTGTATTCCATTGTAAGTTCCACCATTACATAAACTTGCCAAACTTAAATTAGTAGTTTGGTTGCAATCAGTTGATTCTCTCAAATGATTATATATCCCAACATTTGTCGTTGGGACTGTAGGCGTAGCCATTACTCAGCGTCTCTAATTGCTATATATTCTGCTAATTCTGATTCACACTCAGTAAGTTGTGCTTCTAAATTAGCTTTATGTGCTTCACATTGTGATATAGCATCTTCTACTGGCATTACATTTACACCACTAACTACTTCTACATCATTTCCTGATGCATCTTTCATAGTGGTAATATTTTTGATTTCTACTTGTTTTTGTGGTACTGCCACATCTTCAGTAGTTTTTAATGCGATTACTTTAGCCATTTAACTTCTCCTCTAATTTGTTTATTTGTTCTTGTTGTTCTTGTACTGCTTTAATTAAAACAGATACAATTTTTCCATAATCCACTGATAAGTGAGATTCTAATTCTTCTGATGATTTACCAATAGTTTTAACTTCATTTACTACTTCAGGTATAACTTCTTGTATTTCTTGTGCTATAACACCAATATCGTGTTTACCACCTCTTTTTTCTTTCCAGTCAAACTCTACTGCTCTTAGTTTTAATACATCATCTAAGCCATAAGGCAAATCTTTGATATTCTTTTTTAATCTTCTATCTGAACCAGTAGTAGTTGAGAATGCTACAACATCTGCATCTGCATGAAAATTACCACTTTGGTCCACAAGAATTTTAGCATTAGCAATATATTCTGCCTGATTACCACTGGCATCATATCCTACATGCCAATTAGTCATATTACCTGCATATCTTAATCCACTAAACCATTCTTGCCCTGAATAGTTAGCATCAAAGTGAAAAATACCATTTCCTCTACCTTCATAAGAAGTCATGTTTATATGACAAGTTTTAGCAGGATTACTACCATCATTGTTTGCTACTAATTCTAATCCAGTATATTGTCCTTGAGTTGTAATTTTTAAACCATCACCTGATACATTATCAATGACCATAGTTCCTCTGCCATTAGGGTCTTCATCATCAATATATAAAGCATAATCTCCTGCACCTCTTGGCTCATCAGCATTAATAAATAAACCGTGATTTGCATTACCTGATGTGTCTATTTCAAATGTATGAGCAGTATCTCCACCATTTGGTCCAACCTTAATACAGCCAGTTGAATTTATTCTCATTCTTTCAGTAGCATTAGTCCAAAATTGCATATTATTAGCAGAGTGGTCATATTGAACTATTCCTCTCCAATTATCATTTGCACCTCTACCATCTGCAAAAGAAAGAACTCCTTTACCAGTAGTTGTATCTGAAAAAATTTGTATTCCAGTATAATCTGAAACACTTGGACCACCAACAATAACTTGGTGAGCTGAACCTGCAATAGCACCACTACCTGAAGTTCCAAATTCTGCAATAGCTGCACTACCATTAGATGTAGTTGTATATTCTACTTGTAGCTTAGAAGCGGGTGATGCAGTTCCTATACCGACGTTTCCTATGTTATAATAAGCTGACGTAAAGTTTCTTGAAAATACATTTCTTTGAATATTTCCTTGTAATATTGTGCTGTCTAAGTTTGAAAAAGCAGAGCTTTCAAATCCAATGCTAAAAGCATTATGCCAATCAGAATCACTATATCCTGCATGCCCTGTTTGAACGTCTAAAACGTATATTTGTGGATATGCCCAAGTAGAATTTAATTCTCCAATATAAATAATACTATTGTTAGCATCTCTACCAAATCTAATTTTATAGTTAAGGTCGTGGTCGCCTGCACCCATAATCCAACCATATTGATTATACCAATTTCCGTCTTGATATGGATAACCACCGCAAACAACGTCAAAAGATTTACCTTGTGTTCCTGATTGTGCATATATAAACACTCTAATACGCATACTAATCATTGTATTATTAGACAAGACAGGTAATACAATTTTAATAGCACCAGTTTCAGATGACCCGTTTTGTATTGAAGCACCACCTTTTGGCATAACAATTCTTTTTTGCCCATTTCCTATTTGGTCGTGCAATCCACCTGAATCTAATTTTAAACTACCAACACTATTTAATTGCATTCTTTGACTTCCATTATTTTGGAAACCTATACTACCTTGTGCTGGACTATACATACCTGTATCTTGGTCATCAGCAAAAGCAAAACTTGCATATCCTAAACTACCATCATTTGCAAATAATCTACTTCCTTTTATATTTCCATTGACTTCAAGCTTATGCCCAGGCGATGATACTCCTATACCGACATTACCTGATTCATCAATTCTCATTCTTTCAGTAGAAGTTGCACCAGCAGTATTACTTGCAGCAGTATAAAATGCTAATTGCCCTGCTGCTGCAAAGGTTGAAACAAGTCCTTGAATACCTGCCCAACTATAATTACCACCATCAGGAGAAGAAACAAATTTAATTCCACCTATTGCTTCGTCATTTCCTAAACTATGTGATTTTATAAGTATGTTGTTTGCAGTTGTTGTGCTATCATCTTCAAGAATTAACCCACCTTTTAAAGCAGATTGAAAAGTTGATGCTGGAGTTCCTGCTGTTGCTTCTTGAATATGTATCTTACTTGCAGGCGATGATACTCCTATACCGACATTACCTGATGAGTTTATAGTCATTTGAACAGCATTAGCAGTTTTGAAATCCATAGCATCGCTACTATGTTTATATGCTATTCTACCTCTTATTCCACCACTATCCATAAAGTGGATACCAGTATCTGAACTTGTACCACCACCTATTCCAAGATAAGAATGCCCATCATCTTCAATTAATAAATGATTATTTGCATCATCAGGGATAGAACCATCTCCATTAAAAATGTGTAATTTGCTTGTAGGTGATGTAGTTCCTATACCGACTGAGCCAATAGAAGTACCTGCTAAAATTTTATTTGCAGTTCCATTACCCCTAAAATCAAAGGTTAATCTATCTACACTATTATTAGCATCTTGAACATAGAATCTTGTTTGACCCCAAGTTCCACTATTGACAAATTCCCAAACACCATTAGTTCCACCTGAGCCACCATTGAAGGTTACATCATTATAAAGTCCATCTGTATAAAATAATTTACCATCAGTTCCACCACCTATTTGTAACTTAGCAGTTGGCGAGTTGGTAGAAATACCAACCTTTCCATCTCCAGTAATACCCATATAATCGCCAACACCGACTTCTCCAAAAGAAATCATATCTGCTACTGAAGCACTAAAACTACTACCAAACTGGATGTAGCCCATATCACTTGCATCTACTCTTCTATAAATTCTTTCTCTTGTAGTAGTCCAAGTACTTCCATCTGCTATTCTTTCAGATGAAAATATTAACTGATTTGCATTAGTAGAGTCAGTTTCTAATTTTAATAAATCAATACTATCTCCTGAAGTTGTTCCAAGAGTAAATGAACTTGAATTATCTCCAATATGTAAAGTTGCATCAGGCGATACATTTCCTATACCGACATTTTGAGAAGCGTCTATTCTCATAGCTTCAGCATTACCAGTATCAAAAGTCATTACATCACTGCCATCAAAGTTTATTTGCGTATCTGTATCTGCGTCTCCAAATATTTTGTCTACTCCAAGATGTGCTACATTAGATATATTATTCTCATTCATATCTAATCCACCATTAAAGGCTACAGCTCCACTATCAACTGTTAATCCATTAGCTAGTGAAACGCCTCCACCACTTGCAATAGTTATAGCAGCATCTCCATTTGTATACTGAATGTTTGCTACTTGTAAAGTTGTAAGTTGAAATGAACCTGCTGTTAAAGCGTTAGTTACATCTAAGCTATGTAAAGTTGTTTTACTTGTGCTAGAGTCTACTGTTAATACAGCTACTCCAGCATCATCTTCTACAATAAAGTCTACATCAGTAATACCATTACCAATAACTACTTGGTCTGGGTCAGTTTCGTTTTCTATCATTTCAATCATATTACGATTACCAACAACAAGTCTTAACTTGTCAGCAGTGTCTGATTGTATATAAGTATCTCCAGTTGCAGCAACTCCGTCAAAATAAAATCTACTACCTTCATTTATTGCAACATTACCTGTACTTGTAATTCTCATTCTTTCTGCTGGAGCAGAATCACTATTTGTACTTCTTGTACTAAATGCTAAATGCCCAGTATAACTTGCAGTTCCATTTTCTATTGCAGTTATTCTTGTAGAAGAATATGTGTTTCCTGGAAAGTGTGTAATACCTAAATGTGTAATACCTGCAACATCACCACTACCACCAGCATCATTAGATATTTGTACTACTTCTACATCATTTGTTTGAGATTCTATTTCTAATAAATGATTAGGCGATATAGTTCCTATACCGACATTTTGAGAACTATCAATTCTCATAGCAAATGAAGAACCACTTGCACTTGCATTACTTGCACTTCCACCAGTATAAAAATCTAAACTTCCACTTTGACTTCTGAACCTTGTACTTCCACCAGTGTCTGCACCAACAATATCTGCATTAGCATCTGAACTTTCAATAAACACTATTTCATTTGTAGAATCTTTGATGTGTAGTTTTTTGCTTGGTGAGTTAGTTCCTATACCGACATCTCCAACAAAATAATGGTCTGTGCTTGAATTATTACCATAAGTAGCCAATGTGCCTGAATATGGTTTAAAAGCATCTGAAAATACTGCTGTTCTAATATAACCAGTTCCATTAACATCTAACAATGCACCAGGTGAGTTAGTTCCTATACCGACATTACCTGCACCATCTATTCTCATTTTTTCAGTTAAAGAAGCAATATTAGTTTCTTTAGTAGAGAATGTCATATATCCACTATTACCACCACCACCTCTATAAAATGACATCTTACCAACAATAGTACCACTTTGCTTACCTGCTATTCCAAATATTGGTACATTGCTAGCATCTTGTCTATCGTTATGCAGTGTTAAAAGACTTTCTGCATTTTGTACATGAGAAATTTCTGTTTTAGAACTTGGTGATGCAGTTCCTATACCAACTCTATCTGTACTACCATCTACAAATAATAGGTTTTGGTCTGTATCTCCTTCTACTCTAAAGTCTCTACTTACACCATCTTCATTAATGACTACTCCTGTACTTGTCAATCTAAATCTTTCTCCACCATTTTGACCAAATCTTACTGGAAGGTTGCTCATTGAATAAACTAATGTGTCAGCACCTCTTGCTGTAATTTCAAAAATACTATCACTTCTATCTAATCTTAAAGTAGGATTTTGTCCTGAACTTTGTATTTCTATTCCTTCTGTTCCAAAACTAAATGTAGGTGTGATACCACCAATACCTAATTTATTTGCATCAAAAGTAAGATTAGCTTCTCCAGTTAATGTACCATCTCCATCTGATGTTAATACTGCATTTGCAGTAGAGCTATTAGCAATCACATCAGATAAAGCAAGAGATAAAGTACCAGTAGAAGTGATTGGTCCACCACTTATACCAGTGCCAGTTACTATGTTAGTAACTGTACCAGCATTATTAGTAAAAGGTAAATCACTTACTGTACCTAATCTTGGAGAGTTTGCAGGTGTAGCACTTGCATCAAAAAATATAAAACCATCCGAACCTACAACGTTAGATACTGGTGTCAATGCACTAGCAGATATATCTACTTTATCTGCACTAACTGATAATGTATCTGAACCTACTGCAAGTGTTATTGTTCCTGAACCTGTAATTGGTCCACCACTGCTTGTTAATCCATTACCACCTGCTACTGCTACAGAAGTAACTGTACCTGTGTTTGTAGTATATCCATAGCTTAAAATCTCTGAATTTATAAATGATTCTGATGCAGCAGCTGTTAAAAATCTTGCATCATTTCTTGTTACACTTCCTACTTCTGAATCTACAATAACTACATCTGCATTAAAGTTAGCAAGTGTTAAATTGTTTATATTGCCAACAAGTTGTCCTCTAAAATGGTCTACATCAATTCTTTTTAAAACACCTGCATCTGAAATAAGTAATTCATCATTATCGTCAACAGCAGTAGTCAAAGCACCTTGACCACTAATAATATTATCATTTAACATTCCTGCTTCTACAGCATCTGTTTGTATAGTTGCACCAATAGTTACATCTGCTGAACCATCTAATGCTAATACTGTTGAACCAGCAACATCTCCACTTAAATTTATATTTACACCTGAAGCCCATTTTGTAGAAGTATCTGCATTACCTGTTAAATCTCCAGTAAAATCAGGAGCTGTTACCGTGTGAGAAAAATCAAATTCATCATTAGTCGCATCCCAAAGAATTGTTGCATCTGTAGTTGAATTAACTGCATCTTGTATTGTTATACCTGAGCCATCTGCAGTACTTGAAGTATCATTAGAGGCGTGATAATTTAATACTATGTTATTATCTTCTACCTGTAAAGTAGCTGTATTTAAAGTTGTAGTATCTCCCTGTACAGTTAAATCACCAGTAAGTGTAAGATTTGCACCTTGTGCTGTACCTGTAAATGTAGGAGCAGCTAATGTCTTATTGGTAAGAGTTTCTGTTCCTGTTAAAGAAACAAAGCTATCTCCTTGTAAGGCTGTATTAAATTCTGTTAGCGTACCTGTTAAAGTATTAGAGTCTAAGTCTATAGATTTGTTTGTTAAAGTTTGTGTTCCAGTAAGAGTAGCTACTGTAGAATCAATAGCTATATCATTTGCATTAGCATCTATACCTGTCCCGCCAACTACATTTAAAGTTATCTCTCCAGAAAGCCCACCACCAGTAAGACCAGTTCCTGCTATAATTTCACGTATAACTCCAGTTTCTACTTCTTCTGTGGATAACTTAGGTATTGCTTCAGCAAACTCAGATTGGTATACTACACCATTTCTTTTTTCTTGTTTGATTAATTTGCCGTCTTCAAGAAAAGATATTGTTTCTCCTTCTCTGACGCTGTTTATAGATGGTCTTTGTCTGAAGAAAGAGTCAATATAATTGACTTTATGTTCACCAGATTTTGGCATTATGACGCTCTCTTATATTTTGCTCTGTATTCTATTGTAATATCACTTATTTCTACTTTACCATTGCTAGTAAATTCTAGTGCTATAGACTCACAATCTGCATCAACTGTAAAAGCATTTACCTCGTATTGATTGCTATTTATGGTTGCATTTGCTGAGTTTCCAAAAGATGTACTTCCATCAGTTGCATAATTCATTGTTAACACAGTACCAGCTCCTGCATCCCTAGCTGTTACATAAACTTTATATATCTTTTTGATTTTTCCAGGTGCACCAAAGTCTATATCTTTTGTTTGTAATGTTAAATTCTTTCCACCTAAGTCTAGCAAACTATATTTTTTGACTGTAATATTTTCAGTTGTACCAGTTCCTGAATCTTCTTCAAACTCATATGCATATATACCGTCAGGCAAATGAACGAAATTAGATTGTGCTGGTGAGTCTGTTACGCTTCTAGTTACTATACTCCAAGCTTGTTTAGCAAAGTCATAAACATATACTTTATTGTCACCGTTTTCTAATAAATCTACAGCTACATATAGTTGTTTGTATTTTTGGTCAAATGCCAAAGACATATTAGATGTAAAGTCAGTAGACCAAGTGTCATCTGATATATTCTCTGTTAATTCTTTTGGTATAGATGTTCCATCAAATATAAATACTCCTTCTTCATTAGCCCAACAAAGACCAAAAGGTGTTTTACATAATGCTTCTTTTTTAGTACATCCATGTCCATCATATTCTGCTTCTAAATACCAACCAGCATCTGATGAAGAAGATACATTTATTACATATATTTTAGATTGTTTAAAAGCAATAATTCTGTTACCTAGAGATTCTACTGCAACAAAAGAGTCTCCGTCATTAATACCTATATCAAGAAAGTATGAATCAGGAAAAGTGTTAAATCTGTTTACTGGAGTATAATAAATTCTATCATCAAAAGTTTTATCTTCTTTACAAACATTGCAAATCCAAACTCTTCTTTGTGCAACACAAGCGCTTTTGTATGCGTCTATGTCTATACTTTCTTCTTGATGTGAATAACCGTTGATGCTATCATAGGTATCTAAGGCTGGAGATTCTATTACTAAAGATGTTACTTCTTTAGTGCCAGAAGTTCTGTATGTTCCAGAGCCACCCCAAGAACTATAATCATCAAATAAATTTTTTCTT